TGATAGTAATTCAGCAGGTTTATCAACATTAGGATATGCAAACTTTACTTCAGGTGGAGCTAAAAGATTATTAATTCTATTCCCATCAGCATCTAACTTAGATAGTAAACCAGTATCGATGTATGATGGAGTACCGCCAGATAGTACTGGTACTGCGGGAGAATTTTATGTATATGCTAAAGATGCAGCTATCGCAGGAACTATAGGAACAGGTGTTTATTACTTCCCATTACATGGTTCTTTCCAATCAGAAGGATATGATAAATGGGGAATGATATTTGCCGAAGGAGAAAATACAAATAACTCAAGATATTTCTTAATGCCTGACTCAGCTTCGGCACCATAAGATATTTATAATAAAACAGACAATATATGGCTACTACTGCAGGTGATATTTACGTAAGATCGGGGGCATCCGGATCCTTTACCTCCGTACAATACGTACAAGGAGGATGGATTACTGTTGATTCTGGATCAGATATGACTTCTCTTTATCATGATAGATTAAAAGATGGTCAAATTGTTTATATACAAAGTAGTCATGAAGCATATAGAGTAAAAAAATTCGTAGCATTTTCTACTCCAGGCTATGCTGGTAGTGATGATTCAGCATCATTCCATTCTTTTAATTTCCCTGCATCTACAGGAGCTAGTGCTTATAGCGATTTAACAGGAATACCTTCCGGAATCGTTTCTGCATCTGCACAAATTACAGGATTAAGTACAGGTAGTATATCAAACTTTAATACTAAAGTTTCTGAATCAGTTGCTAAACAAGGATTCGGCTCTGGAGGTGGAGGCGGTGGTGGAGATATTACTGGAGTAACTGCTGGTTCAGGTTTATCAGGAGGTGGAGCTTCTGGTGCAGTAACAGTTAATTTAGATACTGGATCAACTCATTTTACAGAAGGTGTAGACGGTAGGTTAACAAATTATGCTCTTAAAAGTCAAATTAGCGGTTCGTTTACTGTAGCTAGTGCAAGTTTAGCATCTAACATAGCTACTAACACTACTAATATTAATACTAATACAACTGAAATAAATGTTCTGTCTGCTGCTACAGCTTCTTATGCTGTAAGTTCAACTGCAGCTCTTAAAGCAGAGGTATCAGGAGCATTCGCAGTAACAAGTGGATCTTTAGCAAGTAGAATAGCTAGTAATGATACAGATATAGCTACTAATTTAACTGAAATAAACGTATTATCTGCAGCTACGAGTTCTTATGCTTTAGCTAGCGGAGTAGTAGCAAATGCATCAACAAGTTCATTTGCATTAAGTAGTAATGTAGTAGCTAATAGTTCAACTTCATCATTTGCATTATCAAGTACTGCAGCTTTAAAATCTCAAGTTAGTGGAGCATTTGCCGTAGCATCAGCATCTCTTGCAAGTAGAATAGCTAGTAACGATACTGATATTGCTACCAATACTACCGAAATAAATGTATTGTCAGCAGCAACTAGTTCATATGCATTATCATCAACTGCTGCATTAAAAACAGCTGTATCAGGAGCTTTTGCAGTAGCAAGTTCTTCTTTAGCTAGTAGAATAGCTAGTAACGATACTGATATAACTGCTGCTAATAGTAATATTGCAACATTAAATGCAGCTACATCATCTTACTTATTAAATAATGCTAATCAAACTTTAACTGGAGATTTAGTAGTAACTGGAGATTTAACTGCACAAAAATTTAATACTGAATTAGTATCATCGTCTGTAATATTTGAATCTGGTTCTACTATATTTGGTAATAGCGCAGACGATATTCATGCTTTCAGTGGCAGTTTAAGAGTAAGCGGAAGTGTAGATGCTCATGATTTATTTATATCAGAATGGGTATTAGGAGCAAGTGGAACTAATCATTATACTTTTACTGGACCTGGTTTAACTGGTGCAGAAAGTGATCCTACTTTATATTTAGTAAGAGGTCAAAAATACAAGTTTACGAATAAAATGGGAGCTCATCCATTTAGGATACAATCTACTCCTAATGGATCTGCTGGTAGTTCTTATAATGAAGGAGTTACTAATAACGATGTAAGTAATGGTACTTTAATTATAGACGTACAATTTGATGCTCCTTCTAAAATATACTATCAATGTACTGCTCATGCTAATATGGGTGGTGTTATTCATATATTAGATAAGGAAACTAACGGACTGTTAAGCGGTTCGGCTCAAATAGCAAGTGAAATAAGCGGTTCGTTTACTTTAGCTAGTGCTTCTCTAGCATCAGCCATTGCAACTAATTTAGGTAATATTAATACCAATACTACTGAAATAAACGTACTATCAGCTGCAACTAGTTCTTATGCATTATCAACTACAGCAGCACTTAAGAGTGAAGTAAGTGGAGCATTCGCAATTGCTAGTTCATCTTTAGCAAGTAGAATTGCGAGTAACGATACAGATATCGCAACTAATACGACTGAGATAAATGTTTTATCAGCAGCTACATCATCTTATGCTTTATCATCTGGAGTTGTAGCTAATGCTTCTACTAGTTCATTTGCATTAAAGACAGGAATTAGTGGATCATTCAGTGTTGCAAGTGCATCATTAGCAGCAAGAATAGCAGCAAATGAAATAGTAACTGCCAAAACTTTAATATCTTCCTCAGCAGGGATTATTATTACTACAGGTAGTGTTACAGACTTTAATCTTAATGTTTCAAGATCAGCTGCAAAACAAGGATTTGGTTCCGGTGGAGGAGAAGGTGGAGGAGATATTACTCAAGTAATTGCAGGCAATGGTTTAGGCGGTGGAGCAACAGCAGGAGCAGCTACTGTATTTATAGATACTGGATCAAATCACTTTGCAAGAGGAGTATTACAAGAAATTCAACCAGGATTAAGTATTACTGGTTCGTTAAAATCATTGTATGATGGAACTAATGATCCATTTGCAATAGTTTCGGCTTCTATAACTAAATTTAAAATTGACCATCTAGGTTTAGTGCATTTAGTATCCCAGTCATCAACACCGACAGTTACTAAAGGAGCATTCTATTTAGATACTAATTATGATTTATTTATCGGGCAAGATTAACATTTTTTTAACTATTTATATTAAACATTTTAAACTTTATTAATTATGGCATCGTGGAAAAAAGTAATAGTTAGCGGTTCACAAGCTGAGTTAGGTAATATTTTTGTTACAAACGCAGTAACCGCTTCATATTTCAAAGGAGATGGTTCAGCGATAACTAATGTCTCAGCAGGGTCACTAGATATTGATAATTTTTCCGAACTATCAGGTGCAAATATGGCACAAGGCGATCACGTTTTAGTATCAGATGGTGGTACTGAAAAGAAGATTACCTTTAGTAACTTTGAAGATAGTATTTTTGCGAGTGTTAGTGGAGATATAGCAATAGCAGCTGGTGGTGCAGCAACTATTCAAGCTAATTCAGTAGCATTAGGCACAGATACAACAGGAAATTATGTAGCAACATTAGCAAATGCGACTAACGGAGGTACTACTATCGCTAACGGTAGTGCCGAAGGAGGAGCTGCTACAGTAACAATTAATCTTAATGATTTATCAGCTGCATCAGTTGCAGTAGCTAGCGATAGTATAGCTATTATAGACGCTGATGATAACAGTACTAAAAAAGAAGCAATAGCAGACGTTGTTACTGCAATCGCAGGAGACGGTTTAGCAGCTTCAAGTGGAGTACTAGCAGTAGGCGTAGATGATTCATCTATAGAAATATCATCTGACTCATTACAAGTTAAAGCTAGCGGTATTACAAATGCTATGTTAGGCGGTTCAATCGCAGCTTCTAAATTAGCAGGATCTATTGGAGATACAAAACTTAGTACAATATCAACAGCTAACAAAGTAGCATTATCAGCCTTAGATATAGATGGAGCATCAGCATTAGGTGGAGCACCAGCTGGAGCTGATTTAATTCCTATTGACGACGGAGCTGGCGGTACTAATAAGTCAATGACTGTTAGTAATCTTCAGACTTATATGCAATCTAACTTAACCTTTACTACAAATACCGATACGGTAGACATGGGTGATGGTTTTGTATTAGAAGATGGTGATGGTACAGAAGTAACAATAACTGAAAATAAAGAAGTTAAGTTTGTAGAAGGAGGGGCGATTAATATTAACTGGTCTGATACAGATAATGGAACAGATGGAGATCCTTATGACTTAACGTTTAACGCTATAGTGGATGATTCTTCTATTGAAATAAACGGATCAGATCAATTACAGGTTAAAGCAAGTGGTATTACTAACGCAATGTTAGGTGGATCAATTGCTGCTAGTAAATTAGCTGGTTCAATTGGAGATAGTAAATTATCAACTATTTCAACTGCAAATAAAGTAGCATTAACTGCACTAGATATAGACGGTGCTTCTGCATTAGGTGGAGCTCCAGCAGGTGCTGACTTGATACCAATAGATGATGGTGCAGGCGGTACTAATAAATCTATGACGGTTAGTAACCTACAAACTTATATGCAGTCTAATCTTACATTTACAACCAATACCGATACAGTAGATATGGGTGACGGTTTCGTGATAGAAGATGGAGACGGTACTGAGGTAACAGTAACAGAAAATAAACAAGTTAAGTTTGTAGAAGGCGGTGGTATTGACATTAACTTTACAGATACCGATAGTGGAGCAGACGGAGATGAATTTGATTTAACATTTACAATTCCTGCAAGTGGTGTTACTAATGCCATGTTAGCAGGTTCAATTGCAAACGGTAAATTAGCTAATAGTTCGATAACAGTTGGAGGTTCAGCTATATCTTTAGGTGGTACTGTATCTGGAGCAAATATTGCTGCAGCATTAAACTCTGATTTAGGTGGTAACTTTACAATAGGTAATCAATCATCTGATACTGCTACATTTAGCGGTGGAGTAACAGTAACTGGAGACTTAACTGTAAACGGAACTACTACTACGATTGATACTACTAACTTATCAGTTAAAGATAAATTTGCAATCTTTGCATCAGGTTCTACTTCTGATACTGATGGTGGTATTATAGTACAAAATTCAGCAACAGCTGGATATGCGTTAGGGTATGATTCCAATACAGATAGATGGGCATTAGATGCTGATTTAGCTCATGACGGAACTAATTTAGGTCCTGATGCTTATGTAGGTACAGTAGAATATAGTACTTCTGCTCCAAGTTCAGCTCCAGTATATGGAGGAAGTTCAGCAGGATATGGTACTATACACGTTGAAACTGATACAGGAGATATTTACATTTACTCATAAGTTGTAAATTAAAATATTTTTTACTATATTAATAAAGGGGGCTTATCCGTCCCCTTTTTTATTAACTTTATGTTATGGGAGTAAGAAAGACAAATAATAATTTTGGAGAATTAAAAGTAGGAGAACAAGCTCTAAAAGAAGCACATGAAAAGAAATATACTGGTCATCTTTTAAATAAAGAAGAAATTGAGTGGGTTCTAATGAAAATAAGAGGTTTAAAATACCCTCCTGAAGAATTTCAAATGTTTACCAAAGTATTTGCAAAACTAGCAGAAGCCTACGAAAAAAGGTGATATTTATTTAAAAGCTTTATAGGCCCCGAAAGGGGAAGTGGGCTCAATGAGTAACCAACCGTAAAACTAAAAAATATGCCAAGCTGGAAAAAACTACTAACAAGCGGATCAGATATATCCGTAAATAATTTAAATACCGAAGGAATAAGATTCTTTGGTGGAAGTGTTCAACTCGCTATATCTGGAAGTGGAGGTCAAGGAGGTTCTTTAGGAATAGGAGATCTTCCTCATAATAATAGTTATACCAAACTTACTCTCCAAGCAGCACAAACTCATTCTATAGTATTAGACTCAGGAGATATCAAATTAGATGGTATCCATAATCAAGCTTCTGAAGCAACTTCATTAATGATTAACGGTAGTGGTGTTGTTGGAACAAGAGAATTAGGTTCTAATGCTTTTACTTCTACTACTATAGGTCAAAATACCAATAACTTATCAGTAGATAATTCAACTCTTGCATTTAATTCAGGCACTACATATAACGGTTCAGCTGCTAGAACTATAAGTATCAAAGCAGACGGAGTAGGATCAGCACAAATAGCTGACGATGCTATTAATTCAGAACACTACACAGATGGTTCAATAGATACAGCTCACATAGCCGATTTACAAATTACTACTGCTAAAATAGCTGCAGATGCAATAACTGGAGCTAAAATAGCAGATGATGTAGTTGATTCAGAACATATTGCAGCAGGTGCTATTGACACTGAACACATTGCAGCAGAGCAAGTAACATATGCTAAAATACAAAATGTATCAGCAACAGATAGAATCTTAGGTAGAGATAGTTCAGGCGCAGGAGTAATTGAAGAAATTAGTCCTTCAGCTCTTCGAACAATGATTAACGTAGAAGATGGAGCAACTGCAGATCAAACTCAAGCTGATATCAATGGATTAGCTATTACCGAAGTAGGAACTATTTCAAGTGGTGTTTGGAACGGTACAGCAATTGCATCAGCTTATTTAGATGCTGATACAGCTCACCTAAGTGGAACTCAAACATTTAGTGGAGCAAAAACATTTAGTAGTACAGCTACTTTTACTAACGCTATTCAATTAAATGATAGTGATATAATCTATTTAGGTACCGGTCAAGATTTTGAAATATATCATGATGGATCTAATGCTTATTTTAGAGGTAAGAAACATGGAGGTTTAGCGTATTTCCAATTAGAAAATTCAGCAGGTACTAATCAAAATGCAATAATATTAGGTGAATCAGGTAGTGCAGAAAAAGTAGGAGTAGAATTAAGATATAATAATGTAGGAAGAATATGGACTACTAATGACGGATCAGTTATATCATCACCAACTTTAATAGGGTTATCTGGTCAATCTTCTGAGGCAACCGCATTAATGATAAATGGTTCGAATGTAGTAGGGACTAGAGAATTAGGTTCAAACGCATTTACATCCACAACAATCGGTACAACTACTAACAACTTAACAGTAGATAATTCTACTCTTGCATTAAACTCAGGTACAACTTTTAATGGTTCAGCAGCCAGAACTATAAGCATAAAAGCAGATGGAGTAGGATCAGCACAAATAGCAGATAATGCAATTAATTCTGAACATTATACAGACGGTAGTATTGATACAGCACACATAGCTGATCTACAGGTTACTACTGCTAAAATAGCTGCAGATGCAATTGATGGTACGAAACTAGCTGATGATGCAGTAAATTCAGAACATATTACTGATGGTTCAGTTGATAATGTTCATTTGGCAGGTTCAATAGCAAATGCAAAATTATCAAATTCTACAATTAGTGGCGTATCTTTAGGTAGTAACTTAAATTCGTTATCTGCAGCCTCAAAAGGTGGTATAACTTTAACTTCATATAACGGTAGTGCAGCAGTAAGTGATTTAGCATTAGATATCGATGGAATGGATGATATTGGTGAAGCGTTAGTAGATGCTGATCTAATGATTGTTGATAATGGTGCCGGTGGTACTAATAGAAAAGCAACAATGTCTAGGTTAAAAACCTATATGCAATCTAACTTAACCTTTACAACCAATACCGATACAGTAGATATGGGGGATGGTTTTGTTGTTACTGCAGACACAAACAGTAACGCAACCACTATAACTGAAGGTGAAACACTGACAATAGCAGGTGGAACTAACGTAACTACATCCGCAACAGGGCAAGCGGTAACTATAAATGTTGATGATGCTTTTTTAAAGAATAAT